CCCCATCGGGCTCGGCGTCCAAGGACTCGCCGATGTTTTTATGATGATGAATATTCCGTTCCACAGCGAAGAAGCCCGCGTCCTCAACCGAGAGATTTTTGAAACGATTTATTATGCCGCACTTAAGGCATCGATGACACTTGCTGCGCGACACGGACCCTACGAAACATTCCCTGGTTCACCCGCATCCCAAGGAATCCTCCAGTTTGATATGTGGGGCATCGACCCTGCGAGTTTCGGACCATCCGTCTACCGAAAGAGAGAATACGACTGGGCCGACTTAAAAGCCAAAATCCAAAAACACGGCCTCCGGAATTCGTTGCTCCTCGCCCCGATGCCTACCGCAAGCACCTCTCAAATCCTCGGGAATAACGAATGCTTTGAACCGATTACCAGTAATATATACACGCGCCGCACCCTCGCAGGGGAGTTCATTATGGTGAATCGGTATTTGATACGCGACCTTATCGCGCTTGGGATGTGGAATGAACGCGTAAAGACGAATATTATCGCGAATCAAGGGAGCGTTCAGTATATTGACGGACTATCCGACGCACTGAAACTGAAATACAAGACGGTGTGGGAGATGCCGATGCGGCATATTATTGATATGGCAGCCGACCGTGGCGCTTTTATTTGCCAGAGCCAGAGTATGAATTTATGGGTGGAAGAGCCGAATTATAATATTTTGACCTCGATGCTTTTTTACGCGTGGAATAAGGGGCTGAAAACAGGAGTGTATTACTTGCGCCGGAAAGCGAAACACCAGGCGCAACAGTTTACGGTGGAGCCGGAGAAGGCGGCGGGAGGAGCCGTGGCGGAGGAGGAGGATATAGACGGGTGTGAATTCTGCTCCTCGTGAGCGGAATCGCGTAAGCGGAATTCTGCTCCTCGTGAGCGCGGGACGGAACAAAATTGAATTTCTTTTCTTATTTTAGCGTGTGTTACAAATAAGAAAATGTTTCGTATTTCGCCATCACAGAAAGAATCCGCATCAGCAGCAGCAGCAGCAGCAGCAGCAGCTACGCGTAAACCAACGACATTCGCGCACCCAGTTGAAATATGGACCACACAACGTCGATTTCAGTTCCCACCCGCTCTCTCTATCTACGAAAATGCTCTTCTCATCGACAATACTCGATTCCGCGTCATCGACGAAGTTCCACATCCAACGACTCCGCTTTATCAACAGCTTTCACAATATAATCCGTGGCTAGATTGTGAAATGACACGCGAGAAACGCGAATACTTGACACCGTGCGCAGGCGAGTTGTGTTGTCCCACATACATCTTCTATAATTCAACTCCTTTCTTCCGTAACGAAACAATCGTCGACATCGTGAACTTATATCTATGGCCTCTTCTTTACTCCCGTTCAGATGACGTCATTGCGTGCGGCACATTTGCCGAATGGCGACGATTATTCAAGCACACAATATCTCTTGCGTTTCCTGGATATGAATATTGGCAATCAGTCGTTTCTTCTGTAAATGAAGGAATGTTGAATGCGTTCGTGAGTGTTTCCGACCAGCGTCGCACAGCGCAAATATTGAAATATATGACACCCGCGCGCGTTTTGTATTTACTCACCACCCGCGCAAACTTCTGGCCGTATGGAGGAGCACCCGAGACTCGGTCAACGCAACAATACGGAATTTGTTCCGTAAAACCGAAAATCAAAGAATACACCGACAAAACAAAAATAGAATGGTTGGTCAGTGCGGATTTCCTGCGTAAAATGAAACGGGTCCATATCTATTTTACACCAGCGTTATCATCAACGACGACAGTGGCCGCGTTGTCGGTTTACGACACGGATGAAGAATAAGGCGTATTACGAATACCAGGGTCTATCACGCTGTGTGCGATGATGTATGCGACGACGCATTGTGTTTTTATTTTTGCGAGTAGCGGTGTATTGCCGCCTTCTTCGCGATTTTCCACCGGATATACTTCCAGATGAGCCTGCCGCACCGGCACCGGCACCGGCACCGGCACCGGCAATCGTAAGCCCATAAAATGCTCCAGGAACACCCACCATCGGACTTTCACGAGAAACAGTTATTTCGCCTCCTGCCGCCGCCGCCGTTTTATGCGCAAGAATAATCGGCGACGCGCCATTGTTATCAATACAGTAGAGTTCATCTGTTTTCGATACAACTGCTGGATGTGTCGCATAATAACGAGCAAAACCTTTCTTTACAAATGTCTCGTGTATACTTCTTACGATACCCGGAAAAATAACTCTTGTCGCGTGTCCTTGTTTTGTTAGTTGCGCATTTCTTGACCTCACACGTGTCATACATAACTCTTCACTGGAATGGACGATGATGACTTTCACGGTATATCCAAACCTTTTTGCGTCGGTCATATATTTTTTTATTACAGCTCTCATTGAACCGGTTGAATCTAAAATGATATTTTTATATTGTCCAGGGCCAAACGCAGTCGCTGCTTCAAAGACAGGATTGCGAAGTTTGGCGAGAACTTCGTTATATTTAAATTGAATACCCTCAATCGCTTTCATAGATTTGCCTTGTTTGCTTACGGTATCACCTAAGGTATCATTGCCATATAATTTTATTTCGTCAACGTCGAGATTAATCGCGCGTTCCATTCCCGTTCTTAATTCGGGTATTTGCGTTCTCACGCTTGATTTTCCGGAAGATGCTGGTCCAATCAATACATAAAAAATGGGATTCGGGTTCGGCGTGCGCTCACTTGGTGGATTGAGACGATTTCGTAGGACCTCAAGTAGAAAGTCGGTTTCAAACCACGGTTTCAATTCCCCATCTCCTTCGCGTTGTTCTCTTTCTAGTGTTCGTATCATTTCATCTAGTACTGGTGTATTGGGTGTTTTTGGATTATCTTCGTCGTCACTTTTACCTTTTGTTTTTGATTTTTGCGTCACTCGCCTATGTTCGACAGTGGATGCTGCTGCTGCTGCTGCTGCTGCTGCTGCTCCTGCTCCTGCTCCGTCAGGCGATTTTCGGCCAGAAGATGTTTTCGCTAGTCGCTTCAAAGTAGTTGTCGCAACATCTCCTTTAATAACATCAGACGCTCCAATACTTTTACTAGTAGATTCTTTTGGTGCTTTTTTGGGAGGCATTTGATATACTATATAATTATATAATTATATCAGTATGACCATCACAATGAAGGGGTAGTATATTCAGGCTCCGTCATCTTCACGTAACACTTCAAACACACATCCACGTCAACCTTCGCATTATGAAGGCCAATGGGAGACGGCGCGTCTGCGCCAAACAATGCGTGATACAACTCCACGAGTTTCGGAAATTTTGGCGATGTCCTCCCGTCATCCCACGTCTTCACAAGTTTACATAACGGTGTCCCGTGTTTCATTGTGCAGTATTCGGATGGTGGAAACACGCTGTTAAATATTCTGTTCCTGTAAAACTCCACAAGAAGCATCTTTTTATCAAATTCCAGATTGTGTGCGACTATTCTTCCGCAACGATTGGCCGCGTGACGAAAGTCAAATAGCGCGACTTCAATCGGGACACCGCGCGCACGCGACAACTCGCTTGTAATGCCGTGGATGGCAGTAGACTCTGGCGAAATCGGAATATGCGTTCCAAGAGATATAATGAAATCCTTCTCTTCTTCCACTTCATTGGTTTCATCGTTGTAAATTGCCCAACTCAATTGGACAACGTGAGGCCAGCTATCCGTTCGATTAATTGGGGTATTTTTGGGGGGGAGACCTGTTGTCTCGGTATCAAATACAAGGACTCGCATCGTTCGTTTGTCTGACAATATAAAGAAACACAGGATTGCTTTATATTGGAATTTATATATCAATTTAATCTCGTCTCGCGTCGCTTCGTTTATCGCGTCGCTTTGTTCGTTCCACGCCGCAAAGCGGCGCGCCACTCACTCCGCTCCGCTCGGTCTATCGCGATATACTGTTCGAGACGCGTGTGGGATGTGTGCGCCGATTGTGCGGCGCGCACTTTACTGGCGAATCGCCTCAATCACTGCAGCAACGGGGCGCAAAGCAGGAACAAAGGGGGCCACCGCCGGAATAACACGGACAGCAACAGGGACCGCCTTCTTAAGAACCGGAACGACCTTCTTCTTAAGAAAGTTCTTCTGGTCGGGGGCGGTGGCAAGGAAATCCACAGATTCGGCGGAAGAGGAGGAAAAGTTCATCGTTCAAAGTAGGTTATACTATACGATGTGATAATATATTTATGTTGTTATTGCGAACATAACGCATTCCCGAACGCGACGACCGCCAAAATACCCAACACAAGTCCAACGTGATAATTCACTTGCATCGTGCGGTATACCTTCAACCACGCATTGGTTTCTTCCCCCGACTTCAGATGAAGCACCATCCAATCGCTCTTCGGCGAGAGAATATAGTAGAAATAGTTTACGCTAAATGCCACGGCAGCAACCATACACAACGCCCCTGCGTTGCCTCCGCGCGACCCACCGCTACCGCCCAGGAAATACTTACGACAGCATACCAGCAGTATCATCGAGAGAATGAAGCCAAGGAATAACCCCATAAAATAAATACCCTGTCTCTCGCGCGTAATCGCAGCATACCTGCGCTGTTTGTCAGGCGATAACTTCGCGACAAATTCCTGGATGACCCCCCCGGACCGGTGAGAGAATGCGCAACAGTAGATATTGGCGACGATGAATATAAACGCGATGGAGCAGGAGATGGCACAGACCATTATGACGGGGTGATATATTATATATGTATAAGTATATATAATTATGAAAAAACCTCGTGAAAATGAACTTTACATGATTTATAAGTTTTGGCTGGACGGATGAATGTAATGATTTATTAGAGCCTTATTCTTTACAATAGATTAGGAATATCGTTAATTTATCAAGCTACTACACCGTTGCTTGTTGTGGTTGTGCTTGTTGTGGTTGTGGTTGTGTTGATGATTGTGCTGGTGGTTTCGTACACTCCCTCAACCGACTCGATATAATGTTTGGTTGTCGGTTCTTATAGGATTCTTGTATTATATCATTTATATCACTATATTGACCTGCTTCTTGTACGAATATACCATTCGCCTTTATCAACGCATCACGTACGCTAATGCCTCTCGCTATATTTGATGTTTTTGTAACATCATCAAGAAAAAAGTAACATGGAACATCACGAACATTAATTTCCACTTCTCCTTGCTTCGGTTTTTTTAATTCCACTTCTCCTTGCTCCGGTTTTTTTAATGTTGTTGATTGTTTTTTAACACTATTAATATTATCACTAACAACACTTATTTTATATTCTGTATTTGCTGTTGTGTCATTCTCATTAACATCATCTGAAACGTAATCTGTCGTAGTTTTCTTTACACAATATCCTAATTCTAGTTTATTAGACAATCTAGTTCTATTCAAATTAACACAATATTTCGCTATCCTTCCTAATATTCCATTATTATTGATTCCAGATTTTAAATTTTGTATTACACTACTGTCACTTTGTAAACCACATAAATAACTAATAAAAGCCAAATCTTCTTCTAAAATTACTTCTGGGTTATAGGCTAAAAATTCTCTAGAAAGGTTTTTATCTTGTGGGGTATAAATATTTAAATCGTTATTATCGAGAAAAGCCTGCGATGTAATCTTTCCAAAATTACGATGACCAAAATAAAAAAAATCGTTGTTTACTTCACTATAAAATAATAATCCTAAAACATTCATAGGAAATCTGGCATTTTGACAACTAAATATTCCTTCGCTATGTGTAAAATAAACTAAATAAACTTTGAAATGACCGACTCCTCCTTTCATAACTTTACGTTTTGATACTTTACGTTTAAGCAATCGTCTCACATTTTTTGATAGTTTGTTGCGTTTTATACGCCGAATAGTTGAACGTGTGATTTTACGCTTTCTGGTAGAAGTGGACATAGTATATATTATACAAATACAAATACAAATACAAATACAAATATAAATATAAATAAATTGAAATATTTGTATTCAAACTGACGTCATGTATCTAACAAAAACTCTTCATCCACCCGTGATGTCTCTCCCTACCATCGGTGTTCCTACTGCATCAACCATTGCTGCTACTTTCGCCGCGAAACAAAATCAAACCACA